CGCTGGTAGACGATGCAGGGGTACTGCATGAGAATGTCTTCCGGGGGTTGGAAATATACATTCGGGCAGAACCCCTCAAGGACCGTCTGCAGATCAAGCCGGCTTTGGCCCGTTGTAAACACCTCCCAAACGCAACAGCAGACGGGGACTCTGGACTTCAACATCAGTCACAACCCACAGAGTCCCCGCCCACTCAACATAGCGAATGGCAAAGAAGTGTTCGTTGGCGTACGCGTCCGCCACAATGCTGATCGAATTACCCACAGAGAGATCGTCATTTACACGATCGCCCTCACGGAGCACACGAGAATTCCGAACCACATCGCCGTAGTACGAGACTTCGGTGATGACGTCGTTCCAAACTCCGGGCGCCGTTTCGACAGATGCGCCGTACCCTACCTTTCCGTAGAATCTCTTCATTGCCGTTCGCTACCTATCAGGCAGCCGGCATGTGGAACGTCCACTGGACGGTGAGACCGTCGGTCTCGAAGAAGTACCCGGAAGCCGGGTGCGCCTCGACGACGAGGGTCTGGTCCGCCGTGAGGGCGGTCTGGGCGCCCGCGGTGAGCGTGGCACCGGTGACGTTGTTCTTGTAGACCACGCCGGTCTGGGTCGGGATGGTGACCACGCCGGTGGTCTTGTCCCACGTCGGGGCGACCGGGGAGACGAGGGCGTCGGTGGAAGCGGTCTTCCAGACGACCAGCGCCGACTTCGGAACCGTCAGGGCGCCCGAGACGCGGGTCTCCCAGAGGTACTTGTACTGGTTGTAGTCGATGTCGAAGAAGTCGAAGAGGTTGACCTCGCCGCCCTTGTTCGCGCCGATGTTGTAGTCGGTCAGGTTGACGATGATGCCGAGCAGGTCCGGCTGGGTCTCCATGGCCTCGACCGGGACGATCTTGTCGACCATCAGGTACTGCGCCAGCTCCTCGGGGCTGTTCCAGTACCGCCGGTTCATGCCGTCCTTGACCAGCAGGAACGAGGTCAGGACCGGGAGGGTCGTGTAGAGCGTCGGCCGGCCGCTGCCCTTGTAGAAGCGCATCGAGCGGAGGATGGCCTCGGCGGCCTCCAGCATGGTGGAGTTCGCGTCGCTGACGTTGACGCGGACGTCGGTCTTGAAGATCTCGTTCTCGTTCGTGATGGAACGGATGCCGGCGCCGGAGTTGGCACCCATCGGGTCCGCGACCTTGTCGGGGTCGTCGACGGCACGACCGTCACCGATGAGGATCGCGCGCGCGATCTCCTCCCGGCCCATGACGGACATCTCGCCCTTCATCCAGGACACGACGTCGAAGTCGGTGATCTCGATGATGTCGTCGCGGTTGAGCTTCTGCTTCTTGTAGATCGTGGTCGCGTCGGTCGTGCGCCGGCTGACGGAGAACCACTCCTCCTTCTTCATGTTGCCGGTGATGTAACCCTTGGCGCGGGCCTCGTCCATGGTGATGTCCGCCACGATCGTGCGGACCTTGGAGAAGGGGGTCTTGCTGGTCGCGTCCAGGACGCCGCCGACCCACTCCATGCGCCGCGAGAGGAACTGCGGCGTGTTGGTGAGGTTCTGGTAGTTCGGGAACAGGACGTCCATCGGCTCGATGCCGTGCTGGAGTGCGAACGCGTCGACCTCGGTCTTCAGCGTCGACTTGTTCTTCTGCGCGGCGGCGAAGATGCCCTCGGCCTCGGCGTGGGTGAGCTCGCGCTTGCCGCTCTTGTCCTGGTTCTTGTCGGTCTGGTCGAACACGTTGCGCGACATGTTGTCGGCTCCTTCCTTGTGGCTGAGGTCGCCCTCGCCGGCGTTGGTGGTGTCGGAGTGAGTGGCGTCCTGCTTGTCGTCGTTCACGACACCTTCGGCGGTGGTGTCGTCGTCGCCGTCACCGTCGGGGTCTCCACCCGCTTCGGCGTTCTTGACGGCCTCCTCGACGAGGAACGCGACGAAGTCCTGCTGCTCCGGAGAGAACTCGTTCCAGGCGTCTTCGTTCGTCTTGTTCGCGTCGGGAGCGGCCGGCGGTGCGTCGGTGGTCTGGTCGGCGTGGAAGATCTCCTCGCCAGTCGTGATGAACGCCTCGTCCTCGAGCTCGTCGAGCGAACCGTCGCCGTGACGGATGGCCACGAAGTCGATCTTCGCACCCGGATTGGCTCCGGCGAGGACCAGGCTCACTTCGGTGATCTGGCCGTGCATGACCTGCTTGGTGGGCTTCTCGAGAAGCTGGTTGGCGTGGATCGAGAGCTGGGTGATGTCGCCGTGCTCGACCTGGAGCTTGGCGTTCTGGCCGGCCGGGGTCGAGTTGAAGAAGGCATCGGCTCGAGTGCCCTCGTTGTCCACGTGCTTGAGAATGGCGTAGCCGAGGACGTTCTGGGGCTCGCTGTGGCCGTGCATCCAGACGAGCGGAACTCGCTTTCCGTCCATGTGCTTGAACGCATCGGACGTGATGGTTCGACCGTCGGAGCAACGCATGTTGGCCTTGGTGGCCCAGCCACTGAAATCAGGTCCCATTTTGACTGCTTCCTCCTCCTGCTGTGAGTTGGGGTACGGGCCGTGTCGCTAGCTGTCGGATGCTCGGCGGGAACGCAGCCCGAGGAGGCGGTTGCAGCGGTGTAGGCGTCGGCATGTTGCTGTTCTGGAGCTGGTCCGCCTTCGGGTCCTTGGACGGCTTGAAGCCGATGGCCTGGCGGAGCTCGTTCGACGTGAGGATCTCGTTACGAGCCATCATGTCGGCGATCTTGGCGACCTCGCTGAGAGGTACCAGAGCGAAGGGGTCCTTGAAGTAGGTGATGGACTGGCCTTGAGTCCGTGCCGTCTTGGTGAGGAAGGTAGCCCTCATCGCCTCGACGATTGCGCGGAGGATGGGCTCGACCGTACGAGAGTTGTAGTTGATCATGGTCTTCTCGTCGGCCGTGCCGTTCATGATCGAGTCCGTGATACCGAGCTGGCTGTACAGCATGTCGGTCAGGAACTTGATCTGGTCCATCAACTTGTTGTCGACGGCGCGGTTGAGCTGAGTGATCTTCTCAGTGCCATCGGTATACGCGATACCGTACTGGCCTTCCTTCAGCTGGAACTCGATGTCCTTACGCCGCTGTTCGGCCTGTGCCCTTCGGGCCTCAGACTTGATGACGTAGGGAAGCTGAATGATCATGTCGAGCTTGCCCGAACTGGACGCCTTGTCAACCGCGTCAAGCAAGTTGAGCTTGGAGACGAGACGCTGCATGGTCGAGTTGGGCTCGTTCATGATGTCGTAGAGAGGGTTCTCCACGATCGCGACAAGGCTCTTAGGGAGAATGATCTGCTCTCGGAAGCCCTTCGCCTGGTTGTAGAGGCTGACACGGACGTGCTCGGGGTACCACGCGACGATCTCGGCCGCACGCATCGACAAGATGTCGTACGAGTTCGAGTCGATCGGACTCGTTGTTGTGTCGACCGGCACGATGGCCACGACGCCCTTGTCGAACATGATCCGCACGATGTCCTGACGGAACTGCTGTGCGAACTGGTCGATATTGGCCCGGACGGTCAAGCACTCGTTCATGCCGCTCTTGATGTCCTCGACGTAACGGCCGTCATCGTCGTTGCGGACATGACAAACCTGAATCGAGGCCACGTCGAGACTCATGCGCGTGAGAACCGACGACAGCATGGTTCGTTCGCTGCCGTAGACGAGTCGAGTACGGTCTGGCCGGACCCCGAAGGTCGAGCCGCCGGCGTACGACTGTTCTGTCTGGTACTTCTGGTCCCAGTTCGCGAACGCATTCCATGCATGCTTCAAGCGTGTAAGCACTCCCACTTAGTCACCTCCTTTCCTATTCGAAGGCCTCCTTGTTGGCCTTGTACGCGACATACGCGTCCATCAACGCGGAGACGTTGTCGATCTTCGCTTCTTGTCGGCCCTTGTAGAGCTTCCGGTTGCCGTTCGTGTCCTCCAGAGTGATCGCGTTACCCATGGCGAATGTCATGAGAGACTGATCGAAAATCAACATACGTTCTGCACTGAGGTTCTTGAGCTCTCCAAGCGGCACAGATTCCGTCTTGGCGCCCTGGATCACCTTCTCTATTCCGTACGAACCGTTCTCCGCTTCCCAGCGGCTTACAAACTCCTTCGCGTTGTATGGGTCGAAGCCAAGGCATCGAACGTCATACTCAGAATGCTGGATGAAGTTATCCAGGTCATCGTAGACCTCCATCATGTCGAGAACGGTGCCCTCGAGTACGTGGAGGCTGCCCTCACCGGTGAACTCCTGGTACTTCTGGCGCATGGCGCCTGGGAGTTTCATCAGCGTGAGCGAAGTGATGTAGCTTCGGGTCTTTACTCCGAATCCACCATTCGGCAGTGGGAAGATGAATGTGAAGGCGCAGAAGTCATCGCCCTGAGAGAGGTCGGCACCGAGAGAACAAGGCATCTGCCAGAACTCTCGATACGGATGAGGAAGAGTTTCCTCGTACGTGAAGAAGTAGGTATAACCCTCCATCGGGATCCCGAACCGCTTAGCCAGGATGTCGTTCCG